TCCTTTAATACTAAAGCTGACAAGATGGTATTTGATATGAAAGATAAATATATAATAATAGATGTAGAAGAACTTCATGATTATTTAAATAATAATAGTTTAAAAGTAGTGCAATTAGAGGATTTGCTATCTAAGCTAGAATGGAATATAGTTTTACCTAAAAAAGCTTAATCTTTATAGATATACGCTTATGGTGTATAATCCAGATATGCCATTAACAAAAGTACAATTTGCGCCAGGATTCAACAAACAAGCATCAGACTCAGGGGCTGAGAACCAATGGGTTGATGGGGACTTTGTTAGATTTAGATACGGTATGCCTGAAAAAGTAGGCGGATGGCAAGAGATAATGGACAAAAAACTTGTTGGAGCTGCAAGAGATTCACACAGTTGGGCTGATTTAGATGGAAGAAGATACATAGCCTTTGGTACAAACAAAATTTTATATGTATATGACGGTGATGATTATTATGACATAACACCATTTGATACTTCACTAGCACAATCAGGTTGCGATATTACTACGACGAATGGTTCAACCACGGTTACAATAACATGCCCCTCGGCTCACGGCCTCGAACCAGGTGATATCTTAACTTTTGAAAATGCAGGATCTTTCACTGGAGGACAAACAAGTTATACAGCAACTGACTTTGATGATATATTATTCGAAGTACAGTTAGTCCCTACTACAACTACCTTTACAATTACTATGCCAACAGCTGAGACGGGTACAGGAGCAACTAATGATGGAACTTTAGATTCTAAACCTTATTATAAAGTGGGTCCTTTACTACAGGCGTTCGGGTTTGGTTGGGGCACAGCTTTATGGGGTGGATCTACTTGGGGTACACCTAGAGCAACTTCAGATGCGGTTTTAGATCCAGGATCTTGGTCATTAGATAATTACGGTGAGCTATTAATTGCAACTATTAAAAACGGTGCAACATTTTCTTGGGATCCAAATAATGGTGTAGCAACACGAGCAACTATACTGTCTGGAGCTCCTACCACATCGGTCATGAGCATGGTGTCAGATAGAGATAGACATTTAATTGTTCTTGGAACAGAAACAACTATTGGTTCACCAACTACACAAGATAAAATGTTTATAAGGTTCTCGGATCAAGAATCTTTAACTGATTACACTGCGACATCAACAAATACTGCAGGATCTTTCAGAATTGATAGTGGTACTAAAATTGTAGGTGCTGCAAAAGCAAAAGATTATATTTTAATACTTACTGACACATCTGCTTATTTAATGCAGTTCGTAGGTCCACCATTTACATTTAGTATTAGACAGGTCGGATCGAACTGTGGATGCGTTGGTCAACATTCAATTGTTTATGCAAATGGTGCTGTATTTTGGATGTCAGACTCAGGTGGATTTTTTGTATTTGATGGTACAGTCAAATCATTAGGTTCTCTTGTAGAAGACTTTGTATTTCAAACAAATGATGGTTCACCAGGATTTAATTTTGCAAATGGTTCTGAGCTTACTGTGGCATCACATAATAGTTTATATTCAGAAATATATTGGTTTTATGCAACAGCAAATTCAAACTATGTAAATAGATTAGTTACTTATAATTATGCAGAACAAACTTGGACTACTAGCACATTGGCGAGAACTACTTACGAAGATGCTCATGTCTTTGGTGAACCGATAGCCACTGAATTTTCCGCTAGTCTTGCACCAACGACTCCAACTATTCAAGGAGTGTCTAACGGAGCATCAAGAGTATTTAATCAGGAGATTGGTACAAATGAAGTATTAGCTGATGGTACTATAAATGCTATTCCTGCATATATTAAATCAGGAGATTTTGATTTAGATGCTCAAGGGGACGGAGAGTATTTTATTAAAGTCAGAAGATTTATACCAGACTTTAAATACATAAATGGTAATGCAAAAATTACATTAGAGTTAAGAGATTATCCAGCAAACATACAAGTAGGTTCACCGCTTGGGCCATTTACAGTTACATCATCTACGGATAAAGTGGATACTAGAGCAAGAGCAAGGCTTGCTGCAGTTAAAATAGAAAATGATAGTACAGATGAAAGCTGGAGATTTGGTCAATTTAGATTTGACATACAACCTGACGGAAGAAGATAATGGCTAAAGTACAAGTATTTTTACCTGAACCTCCAAGAGAGTATCAACCTGAATCTTTTAGACAAATTAACTTAGCCTTAGAAAGTTTACAAAATCAATTAAATACTAACTACCAAAAAGAAGAGGACGAGAAAACTCAAAGGTTTACTTGGTTTATGCAAAGATGAGTTGTAACAACGTCAATGTAGAACCTACAGTTATCGGTGGTGGCGATGGCTCTACCGCTTATGATGCATTTGGTAGATTAAGAGTATCTAATCCACTTACTATATTTGATTCTAAAAATGTCATGTCAAAGAACAATCTCTTTGATGAAGACTTAACTGGCTCAGGAACAGTTACTTATACAGCAAATAAATCAACCGTTAATTTAAATGTAACTACAGCTAGTGGTGACAAAGTTATTAGACAATCTAAAAGAGTTATGTCTTATCAACCAGGTAAGTCATTATTAATATTAAACACCTTTGTCATGAATACTCCAGAAGCAGACCTTAAACAAAAGGTAGGAACGTTTGATGCAAACAATGGAATATTTTTTTATGTTGATGGTACAACATTAAAAATTGTTAGACGTACTTATGTTACAGGATCGCCAGTAGATACAGAAATATCTCAATCATCTTGGAATGGTGATAAACTCGATGGTAGTGGTGCGAGTGGATATAACTTAAATGTAGATAAAGCTACAATTTTATTTACTGATTATGAATGGTTGGGTATGGGAGCTGTCAGAGTTGGATTTGTAATTGATGGTAAATTTATTACAGCACATACATTTTTAAATGCAAATGATTTAACAACCGTTTACATGCAAACTGCAAACTTACCTATCCGATATGAAATTGAAACTACAGGAACTATATTAGGTGCAGCAGTATTACAACAAGTATGTTCAACTGCTATGATTGAAGGAGGTTATGCACCAGAAGGATTACGTCAATCTATTGGAACGGCTTCTTTAGGTGGTGTTAATTTAACTACAGCCGGAACGTATTATAATTTAGCAACAATTAGAATTAAATCTGGCAGACCGTATGCAGTTATTATTCCAATTGATATTGCAGCATCCGCTATTTCTAATTCTGATTTTCAAATAGAATTAAGACTTAATGCAACGCCAAGTACAGCATTTTCTTATACCAGTTATTCTGATAATGTAGAATATGATTTAACAGGAACGACCACAATTACAGGAGGAACAGTTGTTGGCCAAGCATATTTATCCGGTAAAGGTGCAAACAATTTGCAATTTGCACAAGATGGATTTAATTTTTCCTATCAATTAGGACAGACAATTGCTGGTTCTTCTGATACATTAACACTATGTGCTAAAGGTGGATCAAATGGTGATGACATCTGTGGTACTTTAAAATGGGTTGATTTAACATAATGGCAAATATATATAAAAACGCATTCTATGATCCTGATACTACTGCAGCAGTGACAGTGTATACATCACCGTCTAACTCACGTGCTATTATTCAAAACATACAAGTTACAAACGAATCTGGATCAAAAGTGCTGAAAGCTAGTATTACAGATGCAACCAATACGTCTACAATACAAATAGCTTATGCATCTATATCTGGTCCTACAATTTGCAACATAGCTAAAGGCCCGATTATACTTGAAGAGAGTGACGCATTAAATATTGAGTGCAACACTACCAATTCAGTCTCAGCTGTGGTATCTATTCTTGAAATAAATAGATCAGATCAAAATGGCTAAACAAAAATTTACACACTTCGTACCAAGACCAAAACCTAGAAAACGTCCGGGTCGTCATAAAAAAAGTCTTTCAAAAAGTGAAAAAAGAGACTATAAGAAGTACAACCGACAAGGAAGATAATTATGAGTGATTTACCAAAAATACCTGCTGAAGCTAAAGAAATTATTAAGAATAAAAGAACTGGTAAAGTTTATGCGTCTAAAGATGAATTTCAAGCTGATGTATTAGATCCTAATACAGATACCACTCAAGATGATTTCAGACAAGATCTAGAAATTAGAGTAACAAGAGTTTCAATGGGTGCTAAAACAAAAAAATAATGCAACCCCGAGGCGCTACTGAAATACAGCATGAGTTGTTAGAAAAATATGTTGGTAAAGAACTATTATCCAGAGTCCAAATATGCACTTCAATACCGGGTAAGGTACCGTTAGATCCAAACAAAGTAAACATCCTTTGGCAAAAGAATTCATACGATCAACCAAACCTACAAGAGTTTTTTGGTAATAAAGCAAGACACAAAGAATATGATTGGTATGTATTCAATTCACATTGGAACTATGAAAAGTTTAGATACTTCTTTGATATACCAACAGATAGATCTATTGTAATTAAAAATGGTATTGAATCTTTTCCACAAAGAAAAATATATAAAAAAGGCGACCCTATAAAATTAATACACCACTGCACTCCGTGGAGAGGTTTAAATGTATTGTTACGTGCAATGCAAGAAATTACTGATCCCAACATCACGTTAGATGTTTATTCATCTACACAAGTTTATGGTGATCAATTTAAAAAACAAAATGATGACCAATTCAAACCTTTGTATGAACAAGCTAAACAATTACCAAATGTAAATTACATAGGTTATGAAACAAATGAATATATCAAAGCAAATATGAATAAATACGATATGTTTGTATATCCAAGTACCTTTGAAGAAACATCATGTGTATCTGCTCTTGAAGCTTTAGCATCTGGTGTACATGTTATTACCAATAACTATGGTGCATTATATGAAACCTGTGCAGAATGGCCTGTATATATAAATTACACAGAAGACTTTGAGCAAATGGCATTAGGAACTGCGGAGGCTATTAAGGTTGCAGCAAGTTATTTACACGAGCCTTTTATACAAGATCACTTAGAGCAGCAACAATTATTCTATAAAAGATTTTATAGTTGGAATAAAAAAGGAATGGAATGGGAAAGCTTTTTAAGAGGAGCTATCAATGAGCGAAAATAAAATTTCAATTAACGAAGATACTTATCAAACATTGTATAACTTAAATGTTAAGCCAATGCCACGTGTTGTTGATGGGGTAAAGAAAGTCACTCCAATGTGGAAAACGGATACCGGACAACGGCCACCGGCTAAGTTAGAATTAGAGAAATCACCTTACAGAATATTTGTTGCAACACCGGTACACGACCAGTGTTCTATTCATTATGCACAAGGATTATTAGAATTCCAACAATTGTGTTTTAAAAAAAACGTAGAAGTGACGTTTCAAATAATGAAATCATCTTTGGTTACACAAGGTAGAAACTTATGTGTATCTGGTTTTATAGAGTCCAATTGTACACACATGTTATTTGTAGATTCTGATATTTTATTTAACGCTGAGTCTATATTTAAAATGATTGAAAGAGATAAAGATGTTATTGCAATACCTTACCCATTAAAGACTTTAATGTGGGATAAAGCATTTAAAAAAATGCAAGATGGAGAGATTAAAAAGCCTGATGATATTAGAAAATGGTTACACACTTATCCAATGAAGATTGAGAATATGGATAATATTAATGTTGAAAGAGGTGTAATAGAAGTAACCCACAGCCCAACTGGTTGTATGTTAATTAAAAGACAAGTATTTGACAAGATGATTAAAGCTTATCCAGACAAACAAATAGTACAGAAAACAGTTATAAATGGTGAGTATGTAGATAAGCCCCACATGTGGAATTTCTTTGATACTATACATGACCCAGAGACTAAAACTTATTTAGGTGAAGACTTTTCTTTCTGTAAGTTATGGAGAGAAATAGGTGGTAAATGTTATGCCTTTATTGATGACCCAATAGCCCATATAGGTGAACATCAATATCAAGGACGTTTTGCAGATGAGTTGATATTCCCTAAGTAAAATGGTAATATTTCATATTTAAAGATCTTTAAAGGAGAATTGTAATTATATGAATCCACTAGCATTAATACCTTACGCATTAGGCGCTTATGGTGGTTACAAAGGATATCAACAAGCAAGACAATCTGGAGCTTCAGGATTAGGAGCATTACTAGGTGGTGCAACAGGTGCTTATACTGGTTACACTTTAGGTTCTGCTGGTATGTCTATGTTTCCAGGATCAGAAGCAACAAAAGCTTTTGTTGCTAGTCAACCACAAATGTTAGCTAGATTACCAGGTGCTTACAATCCAAGACAACAAACTGTTCCGTTCACACCCTCTTCACAAGGAAGACAATTTATAGGACAAGAAGGTGCTATAGTTGGAGATCCAAGAACAATGACAAATTTAGAAAAAACTGAAGGTGGATCATTATTAGATATTTTTAGAAAAAAAGATGGTAGTGGTTATGATCCATTAAAAGTTGCTTTAGCTGCTGGAGGTATTCCATTTGCATTAGGTGCATTTGATCAAGGACCAACTGATATTTATACACCAGGTTACAATTTGGGTTACGCAGCATTAAGAGCACAAAGACCTGGATATACATATATTGATCCTGCAACAGGAGAAGAGAAAGCATATGAAAAAGTTTATGCACCAGAAGCTGATCCTGCAAACAGAGGTGACTTTCAAAGTGGTCCATATGCAATGAATAGAACAAGATTAAAAACTGGTGGACTAGCAGAAATTAAAAAGTTTAATGAAGGTGGTGTAAACTATCTTCCATCAAAAGTTTCTCATGACGAAAACGATGCAAACAATTATGTTAGAGCATCAGGTTATGTAGAGGACGGATCTGGAAACGGAGACAAGGACGAAGATACAATGTTAGCTCAATT